TACCATTAGAATTAGAACATATTGACGGTGACAATCGCAACAACACTAAGGATAATCTTAAGTTATTGTGTTGTAATTGCCATGCGCTAACCCCTACTTGGAGAGGTAGAAATATCAATTCAGGAAAAGTTAAAGTTAGTGACCAAATGCTGTTGACAGCATACGCTAAATGTAGTAATATACGACAAGCGTTGATTGAAGTAGGGTTAGCCGCAAAGGGCGGAAACTACAGTAGAATGAAAAAGTTAATTGCGACTGTGGTGAAATAGGTAGACACAACAGACTTGAGAGTAAAATTTGAGTGCCCTGTTGGAAACGATAGGAGTAGAACTCGTCAAATTCGGTGAAGGCTTTAATATGCTAATACCGAGCCAAGCTAAAGCAGAAATGCTTTTGAAGGTGTAGAGACTAGACGGCGAGAACCTAAAGCGCAAGCAATGGTTAAGGTATAGTCCAGACCACAAACTGTAAAGGTAGTGAAAACTATAGTGGTAAGAAAATCTGTCGCTTAACCGCGTGCCGGTTCGATTCCGGCCAGTCGCACCAAGAATGAATGCCTCTATAGCACAATTGGTTTAGTGCAAACGACTCATAATCGTTAGGTTACTGGTTCGAGTCCAGTTGGAGGCACCATGTATTTAGGAGATGTGGCCGAGTGGTCTCAATTTATTGAACCACTAACAGCGTGGAAACACGCTCAATTAAAAGAATTTGGAATGATCCCATAATGGTATTGGAGTAGATTGCTAATCTATCGGTCGGTTAACCCGGCTTCGGGGTTCAAGTCCCCGTCATTCCGCCAAGAGTATGTAGTTTTTAACAAGGAAACAAAATGAAACCCAGTAAGACATTTAAGTTAACAAAGCGCACGAAAACAATTCGTGCATTGATTGGATTTAAGGATATGGATCAAAGTCATGCATTCAAGCGCATGATGATTCAAGCGCAATTGGCCAGTGAAACTCGCCCTGCCAGAGAAAAGTCTGATAAATAATATATGTGGGTGTGCGCTGAATGGTTAGGCACCTGATTGCAAATCAGTACAATGCAGGTTCGAGCCCTGTCACCCACTCCAGTTTTAGGATTCTTTCAGCAAGCTAAAAATTTCTACTTATATCAGAAAAAAAGCGAATCCTGTTGTATATTGCCCCCTTGGCGGAATAGGTAGACGCGGCAGATTTAGGTTCTGTTATCGAAAGGTGTGAGAGTTCAAATCTCTTGGGGGGCACCAAAAAAACAGTTTACAACTACTGCAAAAGGTTGTATTAACACAAAGAAAGTAGATACTATATGAAACGAAAATCTCGTAAACTATAGTGTCAATCGTAGACCCCGTATATGGTCAATGGTTGGCACATTAAAGAAAATTAATATGCACAACCCACTGCAAACATTAAGGTGATGTAACTGGTTCTTACCCAGTAAAACACGGTTCAATACCGTGGCAGTGGACCACATACGGATTGCTAGTTTAACGGTTAAAACATCTCCCTTTTAAGGAGTAAGACTCAGGGTTCGATTCCCTGGCGATCCACCAGTATGCTCAAATAACCCCGACCATATTGAAACACATTGATTCAGCCAGACCATGGTCACAAGGCGGTATGGCACTCCGCATACAGTGTGTTTCAATATGGTAATAAATAATGGAAGTGTGTCTGAGTGGCTTAAGGTGCCTGACTTGAAATCAGGCGTGTCGAAAGGCACCGTGGGTTCGAATCCTACCACTTCCGCCAACTTAAAGCAGTAAGTCAATATGCCCGAAATAAGCAAGAAGCATTTGACTTAATAGAAAAAATGCAGTACAATACACAGATAGTAAGCCCTGTTAGTTTAATGGTAGAACTCCGTCTTTACATGGCGGTTGCGGCAGTTCAATTCTGTCACAGGGTACCAAGTTAGTACGCGGGATTAGTTTAATGGCCAAATGAAACCTTGCCAAGGTTTAGTCAGGAGTTCGATTCTCCTATCCCGCTCCAAATAATTTATAATATGGCCCATCAACAACAATTTGATTTTATTCAGCGATTGAAATTACAGTACCCAACTCACTTCTTTAATAAGAAAGTGTTAGAAGTAGGTAGTCTAAACATCAACGGCACCATTAGAATATTCTTCACCGAATGTGATTATCTGGGAATTGATGTTGGCCCAGGCAACGATGTTGATTTAGTATGTGAAGGTCAAAGATTAGATTACCCAAATGAAACATATGATACTGTAGGTAGTTGTGAGTGTTTTGAACATAACCCCTATTGGGTAGAGACATTTAACAACATGTACAGGCTGACTAAATCTACTGGTTTGGTGTTTATGTCTTGTGCTACAACAAGCAGAGGTGAGCATGGCACAACCCGTACTAGTCCACAAGATAGTCCGTTAACAGTTACAAATGGTTGGGAATATTACAAAAATTTAACTGAACAAGATTTCAGAAAATACATTGATATTGACAGTATGTTTAGTGAATATGAATTTCAAGTGGGTGCGCCGCATCACGATTTATATTTTTATGGCATTAAAAAGGAGAAAGTATGATTGAATCTAGGGCAAGATATTCTAGCCAAGAGGCGGTTGACATGATTGGTAATCGGTTTGAAATGGTGCTAATCGCATCAGCCAGAGTTAAGGAAATCAAGCGTGGGTATAAGTCTAAATTAGATCATCCCACAACTGCGGGACCAACTGTTATGGCATTGATGGAAATTGAAAAGGGTCTAGTTGGACGAGAGTACCTTAAACAAGTACGATAATAATGCTAGGGATGGCTACAGCATACAAAAAACTACTCAACTCAAAGCTATAGAAGGTGGTCGCAGGGCACAGTAGAAATACTGTTCTAGAAATAGACGCTTAAGGAATGGATGACGGCACGGAAAGACATGCTATGTGTTCACTACAGAAAACCGAGTGTGAATAGTCAACATGAACTGTTGATAGGGTCTGGGTGCTTTAATTAACCAGACCAGAAAATAAACAAATTGGCACGATCATCCCGTTAAATTATATGCAAGTTCTATTACAAGATATCAGTACATACGAAACCCGAACAATCAGTCAAGCATGTATGCTTACTAATACAAAGGTACATCGTACTAGTTTGGGAATGTTACAAACCCTCTTTGACTTCAAAGCTGAATTATGCCGAGGGGACTTAATGCCTGTTGGTAGTGTTGAGTTTGTAAGAGAATGTTTTGAGATTATGGGTATTCACCAGGTGCCCTTATGGTACTCATACCCTAAGGTGTTGAATTCATTCTTACACAGGCGTATCGTTGTACGCAGCGAAATTTATGTACGAAACATGCTACAATCACAACCAATAGTGCCTGCATTAAGTCCGATCTTTATCAAGCCTGCTGCTAAGTTAAAGTTGTTCAATGGATTTATATTCTATTCCGATAAAGATAGAGCAGAGTACAATGAACATGATAGGGAGCAGTGGGATATTGTGATGGCTTCTCATGGCAAGGAACTGATTTTTGTTAGCAATGTAGTAGACTTCCTTAGTGAATGGCGCTATTACATTGATGACAATAAGATTGTTGGTTCAGCAAGATATGACGATGGTCCTGATGAGGCCTTATCGCCGGAAATTACGGTAGTACACCAGATGATTGAAGCAATGCAGACAGATCACCCGTATACATTAGATGTAGGGAGACTATCAACTGGTGAGACCGCATTAGTAGAAACCAACGATGCATGGGCAATCGGTTTGTACAGTAGAGCATTAGAACCCAAGGTTTATTTAAACTTTTTGGGTAAACGATGGAAATCAATTGTTGACAAGTAAACAAAAATAAGCTATAATACATGCTTAGACACTGAGATTTAGGATAGGTGCAGCAATCAAATTAATCAACTTGGAATGCTACTTTGACCCTGGACATCAAACTCCAGACTAAGTAGATAGAGTGGTTTCGACAGTTCCCCTCGATAAAAGAAAAAAGTAGATAACTATCCTGTTAAATTTAGGTCTGTGGACTTACACTTTTCTCCGTGCCAGCGAGTAAACAATCCTTTACTGACCTTTATCCCGCAATGTGGACATTCAACTTTTATAAGTGCTGGATTGTTCTCAATGAAATTGCTAATGGTTCCGTTTTTCCTCTTTGTTTCCCTGCATTTGGCTATGACAGATAGTGAACTCGGGTCTGTTCCTTTTTCTACTCTAGTTTTTAGTTGGGCTGCGATATTTTCTGGAGTTCTGGTATTCATCGTTCCATTTTTGATTTTAGTTGAGTTACACTTAATTGTGCTTTCGGCAGTCCACCCAACTACCGTACCATCCGTCTTGTTCTTTTTCCTAGTATCAGTTCTTCTCTTTATTATTTCGGGAGTCGGTATAACACCTTCACCGGATTCAGGGATAATATTTGCCCAGTCCTGGCTCTCAACCACATTCCATAGTTGGCTATAATATAGACCGCCTTCTTTGAGTTCAGGCAAGGAGGCGTATTCGTTTATAATTTCCGTAGTGTGGTCTTTTCCGTGAACCGCTAGATGCCGTTTCCAATGTAACCCGGAACCATCATATTTAGAATAATTCTGTTGGGTTGTCATCCCGAGATATTTCAACCCGGTGATTTTATGGGTCTTGATGTAGAGGCGATAAATATTCACGCTGATTGCTCCTGTTAAATTTAGCATTTAGAGTCCCTAGGCGATACTAGCGCAGTGAGGGACAACTTTCTTACCCAAAATCATTGCTTTTTACTCTGATTTCAGCTATAATAGTATTTATACAAAATTAACACAAAGGAAAAAAATATGAACGCATTTGTTACCGCTATCAACAACCAATCCGCCCGAACCGCAAATGGCATGAAGGCTCGGGTCAGTACCGCAAATGCCTGCGTAGATTTTTTCTTCGCAGTAGGTGCCTCACGCGGAAAAAATGTTATTCCCCAGTTTACCGCGGCGTATGTGGAGAATTCGGATTTGGCCCTGCGTATTTCTGCCTGGGCGCGTGACGCCCGCGGGGGTGCAGGTGAACGCGAAGTGTTCCGTCAAATTTTGGCGCACCTGGAAACTTCAGCACCAGCTGATGCCGAAAAATTGATGGCCAAGATTCCTGAGTTGGGTCGCTTTGATGACCTGTTGATCTTCAAGACCAAGCCGATGAAGGATCGCGCATACACTTTGCTTGGCAATGCGTTGCGTGAGAAGAATGGGTTGGCAGCTAAATGGACTCCGCGTAAGGGCGAAGTGGCTGCTGAAATTCGTCAGTTCTTCGGAATGACTCCGAAGCAATACCGCAAGACTCTAGTTGGCATGACCAACGTGGTCGAAACGGCAATGTGTTCGGGTTCGTGGGATACTATCAACTACAGTCATGTACCGTCTGTGGCGCACGCCAGGTACAAAAAGTCCTTTGGTCGTCACGGTACTTCATATGCTGAGTACATCACTAAGTTGGTTAAGGGCGAAGCAGGTGTGAAGATCAATGCTGGCGCAATCTTCCCGCATGATGTGTTGAAGGGTCGTATCGGTGGGTACGGTGTAACTGCTTGGTCAGTGACTGAGTTGGGTGCTATTGAAGCACAATGGAATGCATTGCCTGACTATGTTGGTGACTCCAGCGTGTTGCCTCTAGTTGATGTTAGTGGCTCCATGAGTTGCAAGGCAGGTCAAAAGGGTGACACCACATGCCTAGAAATTGCGGTATCATTGGGATTGTACTTTGCTGACAAGAACAAGGGTAAGTTCAAGGACTGTTTCTTGACTTTCAGCGAAAAGCCAAGATTGATGAACCTTAAGGGTTCTATCAATGAAAAGATTGACCAAATGGTCGGTTCTGATTGGTGCATGAATACAAATCTGCATGGTGCGTTCGTTCAAATTCTTAACACTGCCGTTCTGAACAAGGTCCCTCAAGCAGAAATGCCTGAAACACTGATGATTTTCTCTGATATGCAATTTGACCAATGTGTCAAGAATGATGACAGTGCGATGGAAATGATTGCTCGTAAGTATGCTGCTGCAGGATACGAATTGCCTAATGTAGTTTTTTGGAACTTGAATGCAAGCGGAAACGCTCCAGTCAAGTTTGACAAGAGAGGAACCGCTCTTGTGTCAGGATTCTCTCCAGCAATTGCTGCTAGTGTATTGGGTGCAGACCCAGACGCATTTAGTCCAGAGGCAATTATGCTTAAGGCCGTGATGAATAGTCGTTACGATTTAGTGTAAGCTAAATAGTTATAACACGGCATATACCTCTGCGAAAGTACGTATCAGTTCTCTAAAATACCCGGTTCGCCGGGTATTACCATATATTGACAATAAATGGTGATTATGCTATAATACATCTATGTATCAAGTAATAAGTAAAGAAAAAGAGCAATCGTTCCCGTCACTAGCTTTAGCAATGGAACACGCGAAATTGATGAATGAGTTTGTCACCATTAAAAGTAACGATTTTGAAGTGTGCGGTATGTTCGGTGTAGATTCTATTGTAGATGGCAAGTGTCCAGATGGTGTTGCATATACATGGAATAAGGTAAGTCGCATAGGAGCGACAACACGTAGATAAGGAGCAGGTACTATGATAGTTGCAAAATTTGACGGACGTTGGGTTCACGTTGTAAAATTTATGCGTGATGTAGCTTTCAGTACTGATAAAGACTGGTTTATGGTTAACTTTGATTTTGAAAAAGTTAAGCATAAGCGGGAACATTTTATGTGGGTTCCGGCAGTAACACGATTTGAAGTTGTCAAAGAATTTGTAGGAGAATAATGTGGCTCATAAACATCAAGGTCAACTTTCACCCGCTCCACAATGGTGGAAACACTTGAAAGATTGGAAGCGAGTATTTTGGAAAACAGAACGTCAGGCACAAAAGCGTGACACACAGAAAAGAGAAAAAGAATGAAAACATGGGTAACCTCTGATACACATTGGGGACACCAAAACATTATGAAGTTCTGTCCGGTATCACGGGCACGATTTCGCAATGAAGTAGATTATATGAACGAAGCAATGGTTCGAGAATGGAACGATTTAATTGAACCCACAGACCTTGTTTATATTTTGGGTGATGTAGCATTCTTGCCTGCTCAAAAGGCAGCTGAATACATGAATCGGTGTAACGGCACTAAAATTTTAGTTGAAGGTAATCATGACCGTAAGACATTGAACGATCCTACATTCCGCAAGTGTTTCAAAGAAGTACACAAGTATTTGGATATCAACTACAATGGAACTAAAGTTGTTATGTTTCATTATCCAATTGCTGAGTGGGATCAGATGCATCGCGGTGCTGTACATTTTCACGGTCACTTGCACGGTGGACCTAGTGGAATGGAAAAGTTCCGCTGTCGTGATATGGGGATGGATGCAACTGGTATGATTGCTATCTCAATGGAAGATGCTATCAAAGACGCAATGAAGGGTGAAATTAAAGGACATCATGCTAAAAACTGAATTGAAGCAATATGTAGAAGACAATCCAAGGTTGGTTTCTATGAAGCCGGCTGGTGATGGTATCTTTGTGCTCAAATATCGCAAAAAAGTTTTTTACGATAACCTGTGGAACGAGTATCTAGAACACTGCCGTGGATCAGTAATTGATAAAGACTTTAATCTGATTGCTTATCCATTCCAGAAAATCTACAACTACGGTATAGAAAAGTCTGCACCAGTGTTGACTCCAGATACAAAGGTTACCGCTTACCGCAAAGTAAACGGTTTCATGGTTGCATGTACATTTTACAACGGTAAACTGTTGGTGTCTACTACTGGTAGCACCAATGGCGACTATGTTAACATGGCTCGTGAACTGATTGACGAAGCACGGTATCTTGAAGTTTGTAAGCGTTATGAAGGTTATACTTTTATGTTTGAGTGCGTTCATAAGAATGACCCACACATTGTTCCTGAAAAAGAAGGTATGTACATTCTTGGCTGGCGTGAAAATATCTGGCATAGCTCAGTGCAGCACGATACCTTTGCGCTAATAAACTTTGGATATAGCTTTGGGTGTTTTGCTCCAGAAAGCGTAATAACTAATATGGCACGATTACAAGACATGGCTAAGGAATGCCGACATGAAGGTTTTGTTGCTTACACTGATGACGGAGTATCTTTTAAGATCAAGAGCCCATACTATTTGACTTCCAAGTGGGTTGCCCGTAATCCAAGAACAGACAAGTTGATGCGTGAGGATTTCAAGAAGCAAATTGATGAAGAATATTATCCTTTGCTTTCTGCAATCCAAGCTGACATAGAATCATATACTGCAAAGACTGAGCAAGAACGATTAGAGTGGGTGCGTAATTATATGGAGACAATATGAACGAAGAATTTGACCGATTTGAGGAACACATGGCAAATGATGAAAGTCACTTGCCCGTGGAACAACAAAGCCTAGTATTTCGCTTGCGTAAGCGGGCAGAGATTCGTAGGCAGATTCAAAGCCGCAAAAGTGTAGCTGAAGGCAAACCAGATCGTATTGCCGAATTGTTAGAAGAAGCGGCAGAAGAAATTGAGAGTTTAAAAAACATAATCAATAGCTTTGAAGGAACATAAAATGAAGTGTTATCAATTGATTGGCGTGCCGGGATCAGGTAAAAGTACTTGGGTTGCAGCACAAGACTGGCCACTTTATTGTGTTCTGGTAAGCACTGATAATCATGTTGAAGATTATGCCACTCTAATGGGTAAGACATACAACGAGGTTTTCAAAGAACACATGCCACGAGCAGTAGAACTAATGGCTCAGGATGTTGTAGCTGCAAGAACTGCGGGCAAAGACATTATCTGGGATCAAACTAGTACAACAGTGAATAGCCGTAAGAAGAAGTTCAACATGCTGCCTAACTATGAGCATATTGCGGTGGTGTGTCGTACCCCTGAAAGTGAAGAATTAGCCAAGCGTTTAGCTAGTCGGTCTGGTAAGAATATTCCAGACTATGTGATGCGAAGCATGATTTCAGGATGGGAAGAACCTACACTGGCCGAGGGGTTTACTGAAATTATCTATGTATAGACCTGCGTAAATTAAAATAGGACCTTCGGGTCCTATTTTTTTGGGTAAAATTCTATTTTAATAATATACGCATAAATAGCATTATTATGTTTCAATTTATTACAGACCTATCACACAAATTATTGTCTTTTATAAAAGATGATCCGGTTCGTCCTGAAATATCAACTGACTTTAGAGTAAGTGATGGTAGAGTGGTAGCAGCATTAACAGATGAAGAACAACAACCAGAAGCAATAGTGTGTGTTAGCTTCCATGACTTTGTTCCTGCAGGAATAGAAGATTTACAGAAAACTACCCAAGAGCCCACGACGGCCACATTTTATACTATTTGGAGCTATAAGCCGGGGTCTGGCAGAGAACTACTTATTCAAGCAGTAAAAGGAATTCAAGCACAATATCCTGGCGTTACAAGATTCGTAACACTAAGTCCCAAGACTAACTTAGCCCGTAGATTCCATCTTAAGAACGGGGCTATCATTTTCAGGGAAAACATAGATACTACCAACTATGAATATCTGACAGAATCTCCCAAGGAAATTCCCAAAAATACCATTTGACAATAAATGGTTTTGGGTGTATACTATGGGTATGTTGACAGAACATTTGAAATCCCGGCACTTAGACTTAGAACTTCATCGGCCCGTGCTTGATGAAGCAGAAGGTGTTGCTACATTTTACTTGTGGAATCTTAGCGGACAGATGGTGGGATACCAGCAGTACCGGCCCTCGGGCGATAAAAAGCCCCAAAATAACCCCAAAGAAGGTAAGTATTTCACATACAGAAACCGGCCCACGCACACGGTTTGGGGCGTTGAGAGCCTGGATCTAAGCCCCTCAGTCGTGTTTGTGTGTGAGGGGGTGTTTGATGCGGCCCGACTCACTGAGCGTGGATTTAGTGCGTTGGCCGTGCTATCTAACAACCCCAACAGCGACTTACGCAACTGGTTATCGTGTCTGAATCGTCGAGTTGTATCAGTTTGTGACAATGATGATGCAGGCCGCAAGCTAGCCAAGTTTGGAGACTGTTGTGTTTTTACAACAGATAAGGATCTTGGGGATAGTGACTCGGATTTTGTCTCATCCTTACTGGAAACTTATGGTTGACATTAAATGGGGTTGGGTATATAATACACTTATGAACTTGAAAAACACCCGCAAACGCAGAACTGATCGTAATCAAGTCTTGTATTTTATCCAAGATGTAGTAACGGAAGAGACTTATATTGGTCTGACTACTATGAGTTTCGCGGGAAATGTGCGTAAAACTTTGAACCGTCGTATGCAGAAACATATGCAACGGGCCATGACTGAGCAGAAGAATTGGGGTTTGTCTTGTGCATTGCGTGAGCGTGGTGCCGAGCGTTTTGTATTCGGCATGATTGAAATTGTGCGAGGCAAGCGTCCTGCACATGCTCGTGAAACTGAATTGATTAACACATTGCAGCCAGCATTGAACACTTTTGGAATTAAAGAATAATGCAATACATTCTAACGCAGGAAGAATACGATAAACTCAAGTCGGATCAAACACAGCGATTTGATTTATCCAACAGTGAGCTACAAAATTTGTGTACCAAAATCTGTGATGAGATGCCGATTGATCGTCCATGGAGCCAGGGAGATCATATGCCTTGGGGTTGCATTCTCAGTACTAGTGACTGGTACTGCGATTTGTGTCCGGTACAAAAGATTTGCCCCAACACTGATAAAGAATGGAGCAAGTAATGAACGAACGAATTAAAGAACTTGCTGCCCAGGCTGAGATTAAATGGCAACATCAAGAAGATGTTATTTACAGCACAATGACCTTGGAACAATTGGAAAAGTTCGCCGAATTGATTGTTCATGAACACCTGCACATTATGAAAACAGAGTGGTATCAGCTTAACAATATGTCAGTAGATCCTGAAGGTGAAAGTCCCAGGGATGTTGGTATGAGGGTCGGCAGGAAAACCGAAGTCATTACTCTTATGAACAAAGTTGAGCAACATTTTGGAGTTAAATAATGAAAACAGAATTTGAAATGACATTGTTTGATGATGAGGAAACGGCAAAGAACTTGACCTTGCTAAATCGTCTTGAAGCATTGTTTGATCATTCAAAGAACAGTTTGCCAGAAGAATACTTTTGGTTCAGCGACAATTTGCCAGTAGGTTCTCGGGTGAAAATTACATTTCAGGTTATAGAATGAAAACAGTATGGGTAATTTGTGAAACTGTGGACTTGGGCTATCACATGATCAAAGCCTACGATGCATACGACAAGGCGAATGCTGAGTTTGAACGAATGCAAGCCAAGGCCATTGTTGATAAAGTAACGGCATTGATGGTTCACTGTGCCTACACATTGGAGTCAGCAACAAAGTATGCTAACAGTGGACACTACTATGAACTGAACAGTGTTGAGGTGGAAGAATGAACAAACGAATTGAAGCATTGATGGAACAAGCCAGTCAGTATGCTCACGAAAATGCAGCCGGAGACTGGGAAATTGGCCCTGCTTATCAAAACCTCTTTAACAAAAAGTTCGCCGGACTGATTGTGCAGGAATGTATGCGGCAGGTTGAAGAACAATATCTGCCTGTACTAGAAGATGAAATTATGATGAAGGATACACATTGGGATGGTTATGTCCAGTGCGGTGTTGATAGTTATGTGGCCATTAGAGAACATTTTTACGGAGAGGAAGAATGAACACGATTACTTGTCAATTTTGCGGTGACACTTATCCGGGCTTTGATGTTGCTCATGTCTGTAGTAAAGGTCCATATGCTTATAAAAAGCCCACACCAAGCGTTTCTGCTGATGTACTCAAAATGTGGGCTGATCCCAGATTTCAAATTCTATCAGAAGTTGATAAATTACTCACCGCTAGTAAAATGTGGGACGGTATGAATTGGTCCTATCATTCCATTCATCCGATTAAGTATCGCCCGGTGTCTGAAAAGGTTCGCCGAGCATTGTACGATCTTCAAATTGAATACGGAGTTGAAGAATGATGGACTATAAGTTTATTGGTTGGAACAAAGAAGATGGATCTGACAAAGTTTGGGGTGCTATCTATCTAGCAGATTTCTCCGTAAATTTTTGTCCTAATGTATTGATTTTCTGGGGTCGTAGAGGTAAGAAACTGCAAACTAAAATGGATCGTGACGGATGGGACTTAGATAAATTGGTCAGAGAAAAACAAAATAAAGGTTATCAATTGATCAAGGAGCATGAACTAAAAACTGTATATCCAGAATTTGAAAGTGATTTGGAAAAAACTACAATGTGGGCACTGCTTAAACTATGAACTCAGCACAGCGAAGAAAAAATAAACGGGAACATCCCTACTGTATTTCAATAAATATCAGTCATAATGAACAGCATTTTGATTATGTAGATAGAGTCAATCTTGCTATTGCGTGGTGTAAAAAGAAATCTACATAATCAAAATGCTGTTCATTATGA